GCCGGATGTGCTCCTGGTGGAGCTCGAGCGCGTGCGAGCGCATCCTGTCGAGCTGGGTGCGCGCCGAGAACGGATTCTCACCAGGCTTCCGGAACAGAAGCTGATTGCTATCGATGCTGCCTTCGTCCTCGATCAGCGGGAACACGCGGGAGAAGGTCGAATATCTCTCCTGGATCGTGTCCGGCTTGTCGAGGAAGCGAACATTGACGCCGCGCGGGATAAGCGCTGCAAGGCGCTCGTTACCGCGAATAATGTCGATATCGATCACCGCGGAATCGGGCGAGTAAAGCGTTTTGGAGCCGTTCTCGGGCCGGCCGAAAATCGCTTGGAAGCCGGTAGGTACGCCGATGACCTGACGATCATCGTACACGTCCACCATGAAACGAGCATATTCGTCGAGAGCTAACGGGGAAACTGAAAAATCAGCCATTGTCTTACCCTTTCCTTACTCGGCTTACGCCTCTACCTCGGTGGTATCGATCGTATCGGCAAAGCGGATATTGAGCTTCCGTAGCTCCTGTTCGATCGTAGTATTGATCTGGACGTCATCGCCGTTGTCATCGACCCAATTGATGATATCGGCGAGCGTTAGGCTGTTTTCCAGCACGAGCTGCTCGACATCGCAAAGCGCGTTGCCCTTGAGCACCGCTATGTCCGTCACGTTGCCGGCGTGAAGCGCGGCACCGTCAACGGTTTCCATCACGATACCCATCGGAACCTGGGTACCGTCTACCGCGTCCACGGCGGTATACGCGTACCAAAGGCCCGAGGATGGGTTGCGCGTGACCACGGTATACCGCTCGATATCTGCGGAGGTACGGGTCTGATCGCGGCCGAATGTGACGCGCCTCGCCTCGCCGTCATCGCCAAGGATGAACGGCTTATTCTCGTTATTGGTCTGTCTCTGAACGGCCATGGTGATTAGTCCTTCCTACCCTGGTGGGCGGCACGAAAACGCAACACGGCGGCCTGGTGATCGGTCTCGGACCTGATCTCGCCGTCAGCGGATTCACTCACGGGCGTCTCGGGCGGAGTGGCGCCGGTTTTCTTGCTCTCTTCTTCGGCAAGCCGCGCCTTTTCGGCTTCCCTTTGAGCCTCGTATACCGTCAGCGCCCCATCGAGCGCGGCCGGCTCGGAATCGCCCTTGATCACGCGCAAAGCCAGGCCCTTCACCGCCGCGGGAAAATCTCCCTCCAGTGTCGCGAGCGCCTGAGCGGTCCGCTTTTTCGTTTCGGCCGCCAGCTCTGTCCGTCCGCGGTCAAACGCCGCGTGTTCCCGGCTCTCGACCTCGGTTTTCAGTGCGCTATCGGCCGCCAGTAATTCGTTCAATGTTGGCATTTTTTTACCCTTGTTCGAGTTGTCCGCCGCAACCGCGGCCGGGTCCGAAGACGTTTTACAATTACCTTTTTCGCACGTCGTAATTATTTCCCGGACCTTTTGCGCTTTTTGCTCTCCCGGACGGCCGATTACATCGTCTATCATGCCCACCGAAAATGCCGAATTCATTGACGAATCCGTATCGTAGGCGATGAGCAGCGCGCCACGGCCGTATTTCTCAGAAATTATTTCCGCGGATACCCCGCGGCCATCCGAAATACGTGAATAAAATATCCGCTCGATCGCGTCGAGCTGCGCCTGGTAGGATTCCCGTCCGCCCTCCGTTGCGGGATCCGGGTTTTTGTTCGGCGCGTTGCTGCTCACGATTCGGATCTCGCGGATTCCGTCGCGTTTATCGGCCTCCGAGAAATCGTAGGTAACCATCTGCACACCGATCGACCCGGTCTCAGCGGCCGGGGACGTGGCGATGATTTTGCCGGCGGCGCTCGCGATCCAGTAAGCCGCGCTCGCCATGAGTCCGCGGTTTTCGGCGATGACCGTTTTGTTTTTGCCGAGAGCGCGCAGGGCGATCCAAACGTCGTCGAGGCCGGACACGTTACCTCCAGGGCTGTCAACGGCGAGGCGTACCTCGCGGACGGAGGGATCTGCCGCGACCTTGGCTATCGCGTCGAGAATCTCGCCGTAGGTCGTGCCGCCGTAGCCGAGAAACCATGAGAGCGCGGACGAGGATTTGCTTAGCGTACCCGCTATCGCAATAATCGCGACGTCGCCGGAGACCGATAGGATCGATTTTTCCTCTCGGTCGGCAAAAGCGAGGATAGCCGCGTTGCGCGTTTCCTCGCTCGCGCGCAATACCTCATCGCAATAGGTCTGAAGACGCGCGGGCTCGTGACACCATAGGGATTGTCGCATTACGGGGCCTCTGTCATGGTTGTGATTACTTCGATTTCGATATCACTATCAAATTCACCCTGCACAATGCGGCCGACCTTGCCCGTAGTGACGTCTACCTCGATATCGTTATCGAATGACGCCGATTCGATCGCGGTCTTCATCCGCGACGGTAGGCTGGCCATCACGTATAGGTGAATGTGGTTATATGCGCTATCCACATTGGCCACGGGATAGCGACGGATTTGTCCGCCCTCGTTACTGATTTGAAACTCACATAGGAAATGGCCAGCCGTTGCAATATTGCTCGGCGCAAACGTATAGCGGATCTCCCCGCTATCGTTCCCTTCTGCATCGCCGTAAAACGCGGGCGTTACCCCGTCTTCCTCGGTCGCGACGAACACCACGTCAGCATCCGTCATGTCGATCGGTAAGCCGCTATCGGGATCTATCACCGTCCGAACGATCGACGGTCCGGTGTCTCCAGCTTTGGCAAAATGCTTGAACGGATCGAGTTGATCCCACTGTAGCGAGAGCGTCATTGATTCTCGCCTCCGTTGTTACCCTCGCTATCGTCGCCATCCGATCCGGTTGCCGAGGTTTTCTTCCACGGCGCGGCTGGAAGCTCCTGGAACTCTCTAGCCAGTTGCGCGCGGTTCGCTTTGCCGCTGCTGCCGTTATGGTCGAGGGCGATCCTGTCCAGCGTTATCGCGCCAAGCTCGGCGTAGACCTGATCGGCCGCCGCACTCTTCTGCGGATCGATGTTCGGCATGGGCGCGCCGATCCAGGTCGCCTTGAGCCAAGCCGCGCGCATTCGCGGATCAGACCAGCCCGGAGCGGCTACACGGCCGGCCGATATCTCGCCCGCAAGCCAGTTCTCGTAGACCGGATCAAGCAAGTCGGAAACGATTTCGCTACGCCATATCTGTGCTATCCGCCAGAATAAAATCAGGGCGGCGCGCGAGGCGGAATAGTTCTGGTTGAATTTCATCAGCACAACTTCGAGCGGCATGGACATCGACGCCGCGATGCTGGTAGCAAGCGAGGCGACAAAGCCGCTGAAGTTCTCGGACGGCGCCGTATTCGCGAACGGCCGTAACTCCTCGCCCTCGGCTAATCCGAATACACCGACCGATCCGGGTTGCGTTATCGTCGCTTCGGGCAACGGAACATAGCTCACGTTATCTTCGAGCGAAACGCCGTTTTCTTCCGCGAGTTCTTGCGCCTGCGTACTCATCACGGGGCCGGCGGGCGCTCTTGTAATCGCCTCGAACGGATTGCTCGCCGGCGCGTTCTGGCTTGGCTTGAGCCACATGTTTATACAGCTCTGCGCGATAGCTTTCTTGATCTCCGCGGCCTTGAAGTCCGTTATGTTCTCGAACTCTTGCAACGCATGGGACAGCCGCGAGAATCCACGACCTTGACCGGGGTATTCCGGCTGGTATCCGTGTGCCATCATTTGCCGGCCGGAACGCGCCCCGAACGCCGGGACGGTGACGTTCTCGCTCTTGCCGCTTTGCCTGTAGTACCAGACCTTATAGCCGGTCTCGCGGCCGTCATCATCACGTTCGATACCGTCGCCCCATGGCGCATTGACGTTGCCCGTGTACGTGTAGGCCGGCCCACGGATCTGCCCGGGGTCCAGAAATCCTAGTTGTAGCGGGTTCAACAGATCGCGCCGCGGGCTGTAATAGAATCTGCAAAAATACTCGCCATCACGCTGCTGGCCGATCGCCGCCATCCGTTGCGCCTGGTAGAAATTCATGTTCTCTTGTCGGATCGACGAGCGGCTAGAGGCCCAGCGGTCAAACATGCCGCCGACGAGCGCGGCCCATCGTTCCGCGGCAGCCGGGTCCATGCCGAGCACGTCCGCGTCCGGGGTAGGCGCGAGCCTCAGCCCGACATCAATCACCGTATCCGCATGGCGCTCGACCATCGCCCGCGCTTCCAGGCTCGTATGCACGGCCTTGCGCGCGCCGATGCGCAATAGCTCGTGGCTCAGGGTGGGAGATACCCCGGAGTAAGCCATCCCCCCGGGCCACTTCGATCCATCCATGCCGGATAGATCCAGCGCCGAATTCGTCCGCGCCGGCGGCCGTGGGGCCGGTAACGCGCGGCCCGTTGCACCCGAGAATAGGCCGCGCCAGAAATCGGCGAACTGAGCCCAGATGCTCATTGTCGCCTCAGCACGATCGACACGAGCCCGCCGCCGGAGTTCAGCCGGCGGTAGAGCTGATCGATCTCGGATTGCAGGCTATCGATCTGGTCCTTGAGCTCGGACAGTTTCCTTTTTGTCGCCCACTGCGATCCCTCCCCGGAATTGAACCTGTACTCCTCGGTATCCTGCGCCAGCGCTCGCGTGTAGGTCGTGTTTACAACGGTTAATTGCGCTTCTTTCTGCTCGATCAGGGCAGTAATCCGCGCAATCTCGGCGGCGCTCAGGTAGGTCACTCCCCGAAAATAACAGGGGTAGTTTTATTCCCGGACCTTTTGCCGATTTGGGGCGACCTGCTGGGCCATGTAATCGAGCACCATGCGGTGATTTATGGCCATGACTTGGTCCTTCGTCGCTCCGTCTTTCAACGCCGCGGCCTTGACGCGCAATAACTCGGCATCGAGGTAGACATCGCAAGCGCAGAGGGCCATCACGCGGCAGTCGAGCGATTCGTTACGGCGCCCGCTCGGGCAATGAAAAGAACCGTCCCGCCGCTTCTCTTCCGCGGTCAGCATCCGGAAATAGCTCTCGCCATAATCGATCGGAAAATCGCAGAAGCCTGGCCGTTGCCCTCCCGTATCCTGCCGCTCGATTTTCAAATTGTTGTAGACGTGCGTCTTGTAGAAATTCGTTGAGATCTCGTAAAGAAACGAATCCTCCCCGAGTTTGATCGCGCGATACCGCCGGAAATTCGCCGGCCCCTGCTCGTCGCCCAACTCAGCCTTGCGCTTGCGCAGCGCTGAAAACCCCTTGCTCGGATAGGTGGCGCCCCAGCATGAGCAGAAACGATAGACTACATCGGTCAAATTGCCGTCACCCGAGTCTACGAAAATCAATGATGGACGAAATGCGAGTCCATCACCTCGTAAATAGATCATGCCGGTATCAGTCGCCCAATCGTTCAATGCCGCCCACGCGCCGGATGAATGATCATCAACGGCGCCCTCGAAACGACGATACGCTATCGACCACGACCGGTAACCGAGGCCATGACCGCAGACCTCGAGCTCGACGCGCGGGCCGTTCCCCGGATCTCGCGCATTACCGGCCTGAACGTCAATCCCCACGGTGAGAAACAGCACGCCATGCGGTACGGTCCCCTCACGGTATCCACCACGCAGCTCGATCACCTTATCCAGCCGCGGCCGCTCGCCGGTTTCGCGATAGGGCAGGCCGAGGTAGAGATTTGTAAAGCTCCGCATACCCTCCGGCTCTAGCTGGGCCTTGTCATGAAGCTCCTGAACCTCGAACCAGTCGAGCATACCGATCGGGCTGTACAATGCTGATA